TTTCCTGATTTCGGCAAACCGTATAGTATCAAATACGACGGATTAACCGATTTCGCAGGAACTGGTTGTGTAGGTAGTACTAAGCTCATAATTTTCGTATCTAAATTATTTCTTAATCATAATCTTCAGACCATCCACATAAATAGTAGCAATAGTCTTCTTCATATCATTACTCAGATTATAGAAGAAAGCATCGTCCATCAGATTGAAGAAATACATCTTCTCATTGATGTGAATGTAATCATCAGTAATCTCAATATAGTCACCATTACTCAGCTTATACGTAGTGTTCTTCTTGAACGGGCACTTAAAGGCCAGATTCTTCAGGAATGAGAACGCATCAGTAAAGTAATATGTCTTACCACCAAACAGGAAAGCAGTCTCCAGATCATTGTTGGGCTTGTTAAAGCCATTCAACTTAATTTTAATGGTAGTATTGTTATTATCAGTATTATACGTACTGCTAGTAGCATAACTGTACAACCACGGATTCTTCTCCTTTATATCAGCAGCAATAAGGTCATCAAGAACCTTAGAATAGTCGGTAGACTTATACTTGGGAGCACAAAATGTAGAGGGATTATTCTTAAGAGAAAAAGTATACTTTGTCATAATTCAGCCTTTCTTTTAAATTGTTAATACTAGTCCGACGCATTAACATTCTATGAGATTATTGAACATGAGGTCATTTTCGAACTCAAGGATACAAGGCTTACCAGCATCCCTGTTCTTTAAGATGTGAATATACACCTTGTTCTGTACCGGTAAATGATTTGGACCATATTCTTGTATGTTCAATATCTCTGGTCGATGTAGAGCCATGACATAATCACTGCCTTGGAAAATTGCATCGGACGATGATAAATCACTCCTCATCGGATAATGCGATAGAGGATTATTAATCCTTTCTGGCGCTTCTATATTTCTATTCATCTGTGCTATTTGTATCACAGACGTCAAGGGAAGTTTCTTCACTTGAATGAATACTCGCTGCAGTTCTGCAATTGTTTCCAATACAGTTCCTATGGGTTTCGTAAGCAAAGCATGATCGTAAAGGATCACAAAGTGCTTCTTAGTACCCTTTACGTGAGTATTATAGAAGTTAGATATAATTTCTTGGACTTGCATAGGAGTAGTTGGCATATCTACAAAGTAGATAGGATACTCCTTTAGCTGATTGCATACTCTTATTACCTGACCAAAAGTCTGGTCGTCAAGATCCGTTTCCGAACTATACAAAGTCGAAGTCGTTTTCCTGAGCTTATTAGAAAGCGTCCTTCCAACTTGCCTAAATGCAACCATCTCTAACGAGAAGTTTAGAACTATTACATCCTCATCAGGATTAAGATCTATTATATCAGTAGCTAGACAATTCGCAAATGACGATTTGCCTGATCCCGAAATACCAGCTATGGTAATAACGGTATTTGGTTCAATACCTCCCATACACTGCCTATTGAACTTTACCCATCTGGTTCTAAGGGAAGTAACCGCGTGTGTTCGTCTACCCTCTATATAGTTAATAGCTTCTTGAGCTACAACCTTCATTGGGCGGACTACATTAGATAAGTTCTGTTCCATAGGTATTGACAGATTTAGTTGTATCATTCATTTCCTCTTCGACTGCCTCCCATTGACTACGTGTTAACCAATTCCACATAGTCATCATGTAACTGAGACTGCTTTCACGCATACGTTTAGAAATCTCAAAGTCTAAACACTTTATAAGGTGTTCAGCCATTGCTGTACTTTTACCGCATTTTGTGTTGAAGAAATGACGACACTTATTCACGTTTGCACGCAAATAACTCTTTGTTCCATCACTTCGCATGACATATACAGGATACATATCATAGAAGATATCAAAATAATCCTTACTAGGAAGAACTGCTTTGACAAGCTTATCTGTTGGTTGATATGTTATACTCTCATCTCTCTCAATCGAGGTGATGAGTTCCTGCTCTATTAAGTATGATATTTCTTCGTCGCTTATAAGGCTGATAACGGAGCGGACGTCTTGATATTTTGGTTGATTCTTACCCAATATCATACTTAGGAATACTAACTGATTCATAGATATACCTGGAAACTCGTCCAGGATTTTGGTGTTTACTTCAATAATCATACTTGCTGATCGTTAAATAAACTTAGTTGCTGTTCAGTGAAGTCTGCAACTATCTTTTTGGCTTCACTGATATAGTACCTGTAGTTAATCTTTCGACCTTCTACAGTGGTATCGTATAACTCGTTCAGGATTGTTACTCCTGATTTTGTTAGCATATTGGACCAAGATTTTTCAGATTCGAACTCGTTCCAATTACTTTCGTTTGTCGGTGTTTCGTTCTCTTTAGCTTTAAACAAATAAGGTCCATTAGTACTTGCGTAGAATCTATTAATGCGTTGCACTCGATTTTCCCCGTGCCACACTTCGAATTTCTTATCGACTTGTTGGGACATTAAGAAATCCCTGATGTCTCCATCAGATTTAATAAACTCTTCGATTGGTTCTCCTTTCACAAAGTAGTTTATCACCGCCTTTGGTATAACCACAGGTGCAAGTCCTTTGCCTAACTTGTTCTTTGTAATAAACATACCTTTTTCCTCTATCTCACCGCCTTTTAAGACACCAAAGTAGTCATTAATCGCGTATTGATAGAATGCTTCGTATTCATCAGATTCAAATTCCAGCCTAGTAAGGTTTTCCACTTCCTTAATAGCATCTGAAATCGCCTGTTTAAGGCCCTTTTTAGCCCTGTAGACAACGCCATCGGTGTTACACTGGATAATTTCACATCCGAGGCCTAAAAGTCTGTCTACGAGCAAAAGAAGTATCAATTGACCATTTATACGTATACGAAACACGTTGAATGGATCGTACATCCAGGATACTTCTTGTTGCATTTTGCCAGTAGGTGAGTTAAGCACAATCTTAAGGAACATGTTCTTAACTTTCTGACCAGTACGTTTCGCTTCTAGCCGTTCGGCTTTCAACTGGGCAAACAGTTCGCGAAATATTTCTCCACCCTGACGAGGTCCGAAATTGTATTCGATAAGTAATGAGGGATACATACTTGCCACATCTGCATGCCCTATAAACTCGTCAGCCTTGGGAAGGAATATCTTAGGTGTATGAATAGTATGAATACCTCCAACACCTATAGAATATACCACATTCGAGAGAACGAACTTCTTCTCGTAGCCTTTTCGTTCCTTAGAGTAAACTACTTGTTCCTTCATTTCCTCTAAGACACTCTGTAACTTTGGGTTTTTGTATTTTATGAATGGCAGAATAACATCCTTCAAAGGAATCCAATCCATTGGAGAACGCATTTCCTTTATAACATTTTTCGGAATACCAGACCTTTTTGAGAATTTCTCAAGAAGAAAGGTTTCTGCCATCTTAACAGAGTCCATCGATAGACAATCAATACCGTGCTCTTGTTCAATAAATAAGCGAAGCTCGATATCTTTTGACAGTCTGTTCAATAACTCTGTAGTAGATTCAACATCGTTAATGTTGTATGCTATCATCTCGTCTATCTTGCATACAGGAATAGGTGCTCCAAAATCGCCATCGTACTCCTGCACATTCTTATAGTGCATAGTTACCTGCATAGTCTTAAGACCTACACGTAACTTACGAGAGAATTGCATAGTTAGTAAATCCATTGAATAGAAGTACTTCGCATACTTCCACTTTTTAAAAGAGTCGATGTTTCCATCTTCTGAATTTACTATAGTCGTTGAAAGATTATACAGTGATCTACAGGTTACTTTCCATGATAACTGGC